CAAGTATCGGACGGCTAGCGTTTGAAAAGGCTGTTGAAGGCTTCAAGAATGATCTGGCTGCAATGCTTGTCAACTTCGCAACTCCCATAATCGCTGCTGAGGCAAGTGCAGCTGACGAAGTTCCCACGTATCGCGGAGGCCTGATTAATCCATGAGCCACGTGTTGGGCAAGGGTAACTACATTGTTGCCAAGGTCAACGGTACAAAGAAGGTTTTGACGAGCGCTGAGCTTCAGCAGCTAATCAACGACGGGTACGATGTTGAAGTAGTCTGCCCAAGCTAGCGGCTAACATTATCTAGCGCTAGATAATGGTCTCGAAACCCACGCAGCCTTTCATTCGTGAAAGCCAATTCTCCTTTCTCCAATCGGGGATCACCTTTGCTGTGTGGGCGAGAAAACATGATTGAGAAGCTGAAGAGGCTCAGCTCTCTCCTCTGCAGGAGCTGCGGGCAAACAGACTATTCGGCTTGCAGGTCCTGCGAGGTCCACAAGCTAGTTAACGGGTTGCTCAAGAATGAGTGAAGCTGCAGTTTGGGGAAAGATACACTGGGGCAGCTTCCGCTGGGGAATATACAAAGTCCCCTCTGTACTGACGCGTATCTTGGAGGATCTGAAAGCAGTTGATAGTGGTAGCGTCAGTGTTGTTTGGCGTGAGCGCGTTGAAACAGGCGTGGATCCTCAGACAGGGAAGCCTACCTACAGCTTCGTGGATCACGACGTTGACGTTCTGGTTCAGTCTCAGCCGGGAGCGGTTGAATGGTTGCATCCTGGAGCTCGAGTGCACGCTCCCATCAGGGTTTACGCTCTTGATGGCCTGAAGCATCTGGACCGCATTGTCTGGAACGGCACTGAGTATGAAGTGAAGAGTCCGCCGCAGGAGATGATGATCGGAAAACTGTTCATGTTTCGAGTTTGCTTCTGCGAGCAGTGGGGATGGTAAAAGTATGGTGTTTGTTGATCCGAAAACGACACTTCTAAACTTGATGAAAACCTTCTTCCACGTCTCAAAAGATGAGGCAAGTGAAGCGGTAGTTCTCGTGGAGTTCGAGTTGCCAGAGCAGGAGCTCTTGAAGAGCTTCGAAACGAATGATGTCATAATAACAGTAGGCCGAGAAACTGAGAAGGCTCAGAGGATTGCTACAGTCGCATACTTCCAATATACGGGGCTCTACCGGCTTGGTGTTTGGGTAAGAGAGAAAACTGGGATAGAGGCTGAAAGCATCTGCACTGCAGCAGTCCAGAAAATCAAAGATATCATCAAAGTCCACGAGCATGATTCTAACTCGCTTGATAATCTCTCTTGGATCAAGAAGGTCAACTCGAGAGATGATGACCGCGTCGGTTCCCCGATGCTGTTTCACAGGATTGTCGTGGTTCAGACAGTCCATTACGGTCAGGAGGGTTAATGAGAGAAAATGCCAACATACCCGAATCATCTAAGCAATGGCGACCTGGGAGATCCAACATACATAAACGCTCTCGTGGACGACCTTGCAGGACACAAGCACACAGCTGCAGACACGATCGTCGGAACAGGCGGAGACTACACAACCATTCAAGCAGCATTAACGGCAGGTGCAAAAAGCCTCTGGCTAAAGAAAGAGCTGTTCCTGATTGATACGCCGATAATCCCGCCTTCTGAAGACTTCTGGATTCTGAGCCAAGGAGCAGAAGTCCGCGCGCATTCAGCAATGGACAGAATGCTTGACCTAAGAGGCCTGCGCTACTGCCACTTGAACGGAGTATTCCTGAACGGCTACGGGCTCGCAGCCAAATGCATTGATGGCCTCAACTCACCAAGTGGACCCCGAATGCACGAGCTGCGATTCTCCAAATTCTGGGGGGCAACAGACTGCGGCATCGACTTTACTGGGTGCGAAGACAGCAGCATCATAGGCTCCTGGTTTGACGGAAGAAAAGCAGATGACACCACAAACCTCTACGGCGACTATGGGCTTAGAATAGGCGAAGCAGGAGACGGTAACAGAACAGGCGGCCAGATCAACCTTTACGACTGCAAATTCGGCTACCAGAAAAAGGCTGATCTTTACGCGAAGAACGTTTGGGATCTCAAAATCTACGGCAGCTTATTCGCAAGCAAATACACGTGGAGCACAGATTTCATAGCACACGCGATCCTCGAGGGCGGCACCGGTCCAGACTGGCTTGCGCCGAAACTCCTCTTTAACGGCTGCTGGTTTGACGGCGGAACCGGAGCGCACCCGAACATTCTACTCCAGAACATCGAGTCAAACGAGATAACGATGGCTGGATCCACTGTCGTAGCAAGTGATGCGCCCAACATCTACAGTACGCTGAATCCGGCAGTTGAGTCAATCAACATCATAGGCGGAAAACTTGAACGCAACGCAGGCGGCCCTCATATCCAATGCCCAGCAAGAAACATAAACGTAATCTGCCCGCAATACGTGGGCGGCTCAGGAATAGACAAGACGAATGTCACTAACTATTTTGAAATCAAGAACGGCGGCGCCTCCATCGATACTAACTATGACTTCTCCATGAACAGCCGCTACTTGCTTGACCCGAAGAACTATGTTGATGCTACTCTGAGCGGAACGCCGAAAATCGTTGAAATCAAGATCGGCGGGGTCAGCTACTACGTGAAAGTTTACCCGACTAAAACGTGATTTGGTGATTGTGAATGAGTACACATCCATATGGTGCACATGAAGCAACACTGGCCTATTGCGTAGAATCAACCTATGGCCAGCTGCCAGGCGTGCCTTCCTGGTTTCCCCAGCTTCTTGCAGAAGAGTTCGAGCCGCTAGTTGAACGGTCAAACATCAAGGTTCCAGGCGTTGGCAGCCGAGACTTGTACTTCATCAAGAAGGGTCTGCAGACACCAGTGCTCAAAGTTAAGCATCTTCCGCAAACTTACAAGCCATATGAGTGGCTCGAGCAGGGGATCACGTACGTAAATAGCATGTACATTGAAGCGGCTTACACGGGTGTTCCAGGTGGCAGCATCATCTCGCTGCAGTTCGCCGGGTGCAAGTTCAACAAGATTGAAATGGCGTGCGGAATGGAGCAGAACGTTCTAGTCAGCAGCGAATTGTGGGCTCAGAGACCCATAACAGGAACATCTAAAGTCAACTCCGCTAACTCGCCGTATGCTGAGGGTCCCGTGAGCTGGGTGGACACGTACATAAAGAAGGCTGGAAGCTTGCTCTCGCGGTGCACAGACTGGCGCTGGACACTGAACAACAATCTAAAACGAGTCCCAGTATTCCGAGATCCAAGCGGCGCCACAGGAGCAGACATACTAATGTACCTGCAGCCAAGGCACCGCACGATTGACGGCGAGCTAATCTTCGAATTCGAGAGTAAAGCAGAGGCAGATGATATTATCGCTGACACAGAGTTCACCTTGGAAATAGGCATGGTAAGCACATTTGAAGGGCGACATAAATTCACGTTTTCAGGCTGCAAGTGGGACTCAGCAAGTTTTCTAACCAAGATTGAGGATCTCGTCCCGGTTAAGTGCCCGTTTACGGCAAAGTCGTTAACGCTTTCGGCAGGTTACTAAAATGAAAACAACAATAGTTGAAGTAGATGAGACCTACGGCGAAGAGTTCAAAGGCAAATACCTTCTCCAAGAAATCACATGGGCAAAACGCAGCAGAATCATAACGAGATACACGCACTATAACCCTCAAACTGGAAAAGTCATCAACATCGACCACGTGGCCATTCAAGCAGAAACCCTTCTCGCAAGCCTTAAGGAGCAGCCGCCAAGCAAGCCGATAACTCTTGAGCGATTTCTGAGTGAAGGAGACAATGGCATTCCAATCGGTTTAGGCGAGCTCTTAGCTAAAGCGGCAAACAGGCTCAATAGCATAGGACCAGACGAAACAAAAAACTCTTGAGGGCGATGAGGAGTGGAAAGCCACATCCAGCCCTCGCAGACTTTCGGCTATGCAAAGAATTCGGCTGGACTGTTCAGCAGCTTGATGCGCAGCCGGCAAAGAAGGTCCATGAGTTTCTGCTTATCCTCGGAGAGATGGACCGGCAAGCGCAAGAGGAATTAGACAAAGCAAAACCGCAGACAAGCACGTTCAGAGGCAGAACACTTTGAGCATCGAGATCCGAGTTGAAGCCAGCGACATTGAAGCGTTCGCTCGCAAGATTAGGCGGCTTGACGAGGCCATGCAGGAGCAAATCCAACAGGGCCTTGTCGAATTAGCGGAAGACACGATGTGGCGTGCGAAGGTCTTGGCGCCTATTCGAACGGGACGTCTAATGCAGAGCATCTACGCTCAAGTAATATACCGCTGGATAATCAAAGTTGGCTGCTACGTGCCCTACGCCTATTTCCAAGAATTCGGAACAACATACATTCAGCCCCGCTACTTCTTAACACGAGCCCTTGCGGAAACAGCGCCTAGACTTCTATCCATCCTTCAATCAAGTTTCGAACATGCAACAACAGAGGCAGCAGCAGAATGAGTTTAGGAGAAATAAGCTTCGTCATTCGCGGCGTCAACGAGGCCACACCTACGTGTGAGGCCGTTGAAGTAAGCCTAACATCAGTTGCCAGGGCAATAAGCACTGTGGGCTCGATGGGGATACATCTGACTACGCTTGCAGCTGACTTCGGCATCATAGACAAAGAGACGTCCAAATGGGTACGCACCATAATGCTTGTCATCACAACGATCTCAACATTTGCTAGAATGCAGTCCTACCTCACACTTCTAACGACCGGACACACTGCCTCGGTAGCCGTAAACACTGCCACACAAACAGCAAACGCGTCAGTCTTAGGTCTCTCAGGCATAGCTCACAAGATACATTCAGGATTCTTAGCTATCGCAACAGCAGCCCAGAACGCCTTCAACATAAGCCAGGCAGCCGCGATCGCTCTAACGGGAATAGGGATCGGCGTCCTGGTTGCTGCCGCAGCGGCAGTAGCCATATTCGCAGCGAACATGAACGCTGCAACCTCAGCTATCAAAGGCTACAATGAAGCTGCTTCCGAGACTCCCGCGAAAATGCATGGCATAACACGTGCGGGCGAAGAAGCAATGTATCGCCATGGGGTAGAATAGTTGAGCGTTGCCCTTCCCGTCGTAAGCATGAGTTTCGGCTCAGTCACTCCGCCCCAAGGCGACATCATAGACCTGAATGTTCATTTGGGCTGCACCAAGGAAGTATCTTCGTTCAGCGTGAAGCTGCAGAATTGGGATAAGAAGTACAGTCCAAGCGGGACAACTCCCATCACCGTAGGCTTGGACGGGAGCATAAGCATCGGCAGGGGCTCCAATGTCCCAGGAATAATATCGTGCCACGTTGAAAGTGTCGAATACGAGCATCCTAACCCAGATGAGCATTATGTTACTGTTTCAGGCAGGTGCCTTGGCGAAAAGCTGTTCAGGCGAGTAATTACTAAAGACTACTCCTCGAGCAAGGGCGAGGCCGTAGTCAAGGACCTCATGGATAACTATGCGATTTTGAGTCATAATAGAGGCGGAACAGAGCTTGTTGAGAACACGGACACGACGTTTAACAAGCTGGAATATGAGAATACGCCTCTCTGGGATGTCCTGAAATACGTTGCTGAAAGCAGCGATAAGGCCGGTGTCATAGGCTACGATTTCCGCGTGGCGCCGGACGGGAAGTTTGAGTTTTTCGCAAAGAACAGTAAGAGCTCTTCGATAAGCCTTGTTGACAATGTTGAAGTTGGTAGTTACAAAAGAGCGATTCTCAGGGTCCGAAATAAGATCATAGCTTACGGGATGGCTGCTAAGGTTAACCCTTCAGACATGGATGCTTGGACGGAGACGATAACAGGCTGGACGCATGACGCTGGCGGCTCAACACTTACAGCTGATTCAAGCGACAAAGTTGCTGGAACGGCAAGCATAAAGCTCCGTACAGGCCGGGCGGGAACTACGAGTGGCTGGGCAAAATATGCGTTGGCGTCGGCGATAGAATGTGGCGGCGACTACGGATATCAAAGCCTATGTGTTGGACTGAGGGCAACTGGCGAGGACTTGGATTCCGGGTGTGAATATCGCTGCACCAAGATTAGGATTCAACTGATGACTGATGATAGCAACTACTTCCAGAAGGAATTCATTCTCACTGAAAGTGAAGCTGCAGATGTTCGCTGGATTTACCATGACGAGAAAATCGGCAAACCATACGAGACAGCGTCTGGAACGACGCCTGCCTGGACCAAGACGGGGACTCCCAACTGGAAGAACATAAACAAGGTTTTGGTCTACATCGAGGGTTATGTGACCAAAAGTGGGCTCGGACGCTCAACACTTCATATCGACCAGCTTTACTTCAAGAACGGCAGATTTTCAGCGTTAGAACAAGACTCTGCTAGCCAAGCCCTCTACGGCCTGCGAGAACTCGCTGAAACTGATGATGAGCTTGCTTCTGACAATGAATGTGATCTAAGGGCAAAGTCTCTCTTGGCCTACTTCAAGGATCCAGCAGACTATTTGACTGCGGGAAGCACAATCATAGATTATGGTACCACGCCACCTCTAGCAGCTGACAAGATCCACGTGCACTTATACAACGAAAACATCAACGGAGACTACCGAATTGAATCTGTCGATTATCATGTTTACGCTAACACTCAGACGCTTGAGTTAACCTTCGAGTTGGGCAAGATTCCGCCTCTCCTGGCAGACTATCTTTACGGCCTCAGAGCAACAACTGTTACGGTTGAAAAGCTTGCGAGAGTCAAGCTTGGAAAAGGCTCAGCACTTTCACAAATAATCGCAGTCTTAGCCGCCCAATCCCCACCGCATAAGACGACGCATGAAGCAGGCGACGAATCCGGCGCTATCTGGTCTGATCCTAGCTTAGGGGGTTCTGACCGCATTTCAGGCTGGCTAAGCCCATCTTACCTAGGACCCTTTTCAGACGGAGCAGAATATTTCTGGTTCCGCACGAAGAACAAAGCAGGCTCAGCTACTCTAAACCACATTTTTGCTCCAACTAACCCTGGAGTCGGACAGCTTGGTGATGATACTTACTACTGGTCTTGGATGCGCGCAGAGTACATTTCAGCAAGAACCGCTCTTCTAATCAAAATCTCAACTTACCCCCACGTCCAAATAGACACTACTGGCATCTACCTGGGTCCTGGATCCGCGGGCGCTGACGTGAAGCTTTATCGTTCTGCTGCTGACGTCCTGAAGACTGACGATAACTTCGACGCGTTGGCTCTTCGCATCGGAGCAACTGAAGTTATCACTTCAGGTAGGATTCTTCAGAACGTAACTGCAGACGCTGGCATCATAACCTCAGGCATATTCGATGCTGCCCGAATTCCTGACTTAACGCGTTCTAAAATCACTGACTTCTGGAGTGCTGCATTCTGGGCGAATATTCCAGACAAGCCAAGCACTTACCCACCATCATCACACACGCATAGTGCCAGCGCCATTACTTCTGGAACATTCGATGAAGCGCGCATACCCCATAATTTCAATGATGTTGTAACATTCCCGGGAGGGATAACAACTTCCAGTCTTGCAACTGGTGCTGTAAACTGCACGAATTGGCATGCCACAGATATAATATTCAAAAACGATTTTCGCATCACAGAAGCCGAAAACCTCAATCTGGGAAAGGGGCTTGCTTTCCTCAATCCAAAAGGGAAGGCGATAATGCTGCTTGACGAAAACGGGGATCTCGCGCTCTTCGGGAAGTTGCGTCCTAAGAGCTTCAAACTGAACCGGCTATGGATGAAGATCTGTAGAAAACGTAAGGAAAAGGTGAGTGGACCAATATGAGTGTTTGGGGTGGCGAGGCAATTCATGATGCGATTCTCAGTAGCATCTCCGCTGCGCCGACGGGCAAGAAGATTAAGCAAGTTGATTTCACTTGGAATGACGACGGCTCAATAAATACTATCATCTTCAAAGAGTCGGGTGGTACGACGCTTTTCACTTTAACTTTCAGCTACAGCGCTGGAAGTGTCATGAGCATCACAAGATCATAGTCATGAAAAATCATCATGACAGGAGTGAATAGAAAATGGAATCAATTTGTAAGAACGCGGAATGGGAACTCATAAAGCTGGATGACGGACAGTTAATGCTCATCAGCACGGATCAGAGCATACGGATAAATCCAACGAAGAAACAACTGCTGGCTCTTCCCGCGATAGTGGAGGCTGCGGCGAATGCTTAGACAATCTGATAAAGTCAGAGGAAGTGACGCTGTAAGCGTCATGAGAGGACAGAAGATTGAAATACATGACGGCATGAAGCGCAAGACGACATGGCAGATACACAAGTTTGACGATCCAACGGACGAGATCGCAAAACTGAGCAGACAGGGCATGAGCGTTGAAGAACTCATTGCCATGTTTCCCGAGCGATTCTTAGGCGCAGTGGAATTCGAAGGCAACGTTTGTCTCAACGAAGGCATACAAGCATTCGAAGAATTACTCGCCGGAATCGCAACACCGACAAAATGGGACAACACAAACGCAAGAACAGGAGTTGGCGACTCAGCCACAGGCGAAAATGCAACACAGACAGGACTTCAAGCGGCAACAAACAAGTTCTGGAGAATCATGGACGCAAGTTATCCGAGCAGAAGCGGGCAAGCACTTTCATGGCGAAGCACTTACGGCAGCACAGAAGCCAACTACGCTTGGAACGAGTTTACAGTCGTAAACGCCGCCGATGATTCGGGACTGAATCTGAATCGCAAGGTCTCAGCGCAGGGTACAAAGACAAGCGGGCAAACTTGGGTTCTTACTGTCACCATAACGTGGTCTTAGGTAGAACTTATGCTATAAGGACAGTGAAAGATGATGAGTCTGATCCCCCTTTTTCAGTATTCGTATCCGAAACTTAGCGAGAATTGGGACTACTGGACACTGATGGTTAAACTATTTGAGGCATTCAAGATTCGGCCTGATAGTAACGACTGGTTCTGCGGTTTCAGTGCAAATCAGGACACAATAATTGTTCATAGCGCTAGGCAATTATCCGACGTGGAGAAGGCTGCACTTGACGCGTTTATGAGCCAAATAGACGCTGGGCTCTATCCCAAGAGCCGAATAGGCTTCACTGTTTTTCAAGTCAAAGACCTACATGACGCTTGGAGTGCCATTGAATCAGCCACGGGAATAAAGATTAAATGGGTGTTCTGGGCGCAGCCGACACATGACGTGCTGCAAATCTGGGTTGAAGGAACACTAAGTCCATCGCAAATAACCAAAATGAAAAATGCTTATGCAGAATTAATCACGGTCAAGGGCGGCTGACTTTTGGCGAAAGTTGAGTATCAGATCGACCTGCTGGACGCTAACGTAAGCTCACTTAGCACTAGTTACGTTGACCCCGCAAATGCTTACCTGCAAAACGGCTACCTCGACACCAGCAAGTTTGTTTTACCAACTTTCTATTTTGAGGCGGACTTGAACATTGCAGCAGCACCTGGTACTGTTTATGCTCAGCTCTATGACGTTACAAGCGGTGCAGCCGTTAGTGGCAGTGAAGTCTCTACGTCATCTTCTATTACTACCCGCGTAAGGTCCGGACCTATCTCGCTCACTAGCTTCCATGAGTTCAAATTTCAGCTTAAAACTGGCCTTTCGAATGCGTGTTGGGTAAGAGCAGCCCGTATCATAATTATCGATGACATAACGGAATATGGAGAGTGGACGTCGGGAGAGGAGCAAATAGAAATCGGCGCAGCTAATGAAACTACAACAAGCGCTACAGCAGTTAACCTTTTGAACCAGCCGATATACCTTTATGAGTCAGCACCCCGCGATGGCACTGTAACCTCATATTTTGAGGCTTGCTTCTACAGTTCACAAAGCGGCAAAAGCGTTGAAGTGAGCTTATGGAACAAGACTGATAACATACAGGTCGTCGAAATTGCCACCACAAATGCGGTGCCTAGACGCGTGCGTTCAAGCTCCATCACGCTTATAGACGGAAAGGAATACGTAGTTAAAAAACGCAGTTCAAGCGGCAAAACAAACACGGTAACAGGCGCAAGGCTAATCATCCAGCAAAGCGGAACAATAACTAAAACGCAACTGCAGAAGAAAACCGCAGACCCAGCATCAACGACTTCTACTGGGTACATACGTATCTACAATCAAACCCTTCTTGACAAGAGCGATTTGCCCCCTAATTTAACATTCTATTATGAAGCAACAATGAAGAGTTCTAGCGCAAGTTGGAACGCATACAACGCACTTTATGATGCCACCAGCAGCAGTATAGTCACCGATAGCGAACAAATAACAACTACGACGACTTGGACCCGCCTCCGCAGCGGCAGCTTAATACTCACAGATCAGCATGAGTTTGACGCGGAACATCACACGAACGGCGGCGGAGCCTACACTGCAGCCTCATGGATCATCATAAACGTCATACTAGAGGCTTACACTTACATTAACGTTCCAGATGCGGGTTCAGGCTTAGACGATGTTTCTCTGCAAGCTCAGATTCCAGTCGTCGATAGCGGCGCAGGCTCAGATAGTTTGTCTCTTCAGGCTCAACTAACAGTGGCCGATACGGGCTTGGGAACAGACGCTGTATTGGGCGCTAACCAAGTTCTAGCTTCAGATAATGGCTCTGGCTCTGACACCATCGGGATTCAAGCGCAGGTCTCGGTCCCAGAAACAAATTCAGGTACTGATGCTCTCAGTATTCAAGCGCAACTGCCGATAAGTGATGTGGGCTCAGGTTCCGATAGTGTCGGAATACAGGCACAATTGCCCATTGCAGATTCTGGAAGCGGCTTAGATAGTATAGATGTGAGTGCAGGTGCAATACCCATAAACGTGTCAGACTCAAGCTCAGGTTCGGATGATCTTAGCCTTCAAGCGCAAGTACCAGTTACAGATTCTGGTTCAGGTTCAGACACGGCAGCGATTCAGGGTCAAATTCCGATCTCTGATGTAAGTTCAGGCACAGATACATTAAACGTTCAAGGGCAGATTCCAGTTGGCGAAACAGGACAAGGAAGTGACGCTATATCTCTTCAAGCCCAGATACCGGTAAGCGATGTAGGTTCAGGCTCTGATGCTGCAACTATTCAGGGTCAAATTCCTGTTGTCGAAACGGGAGCGGGAAATGATGCCATCGCAGTTGAGGCGCGGGTCCCAGTAAGCGAGGCAGGTTCTGGGTTGGATGGAATAGCCGCTCAAGCCAATGTTCCCGTCTCTGATTCGGGGTTGGGTTCTGATATATTGTCTCTTCAGGCTCAAGTTCCAATAACCGAGAATGGGCAAGGAATTGACGGTGTTTCAGTTACTGGTAGCGGAGCTATAACAGTTTCAGACATAGGTGAAAGCTTAGACTCACTTTTTGTTCAAGCACAAGTAGCCATCATAGATTCCTGTCAGGGACTCGAGGGCTTAAGCATCAGCGGCTTATTAAGTATCCTCGACCAGTGCACAGGCAACGACATTATTATTGTTTCGATTATAGGTGTTGCTCATCCGCTTGTGCTTCTGGTCCTCAAAGATTTTGCGCTTCCAATCACACCGGCTGGGAAAATGATGATGATCATCGGGGATGAGGCCGTACCCATGAATAAATCTGACCCGAAAAAGAAGATATTCCTCATCTCTGGAGACTTGGCGATCGAACTAGCTTAAACTCGTAGACGATCACTACTTTGTCTGCGTCCCAGGAGCCGTTAATTTTTATCCACGCTTCCTCAAACTCGTCCAAGGTGCTGAATCCTTCTTTTCTCACATCTTCAGTGGAGATATCTCCTAGCCGCTGCCTGAATTTTCGCAGAACAACTATGCGGCCTTGGGGCTTGCTGAACCACGTGTCCCGGACCGCGTAAGTTTTGCCAACTTGCCACTCTTGCTTGTGGACACGCCGCGTCTGAACCTTTCGACCATCCAAAACTAGGGGAATATACTTCCGCTTAAAAATGGCCATGCTGTTGAGCCTCCTCATCACTTGTTGGTAAGCCTTTCTTCTGCAACCAGAGATCCCTCAAAACTATCAGTTTTGCGGTATAAAAATATCCTGCCTGGCGCAGCTCGTGCCTCTCTGCTGTTATTCCCTTAAAATCCTCTTCCATATGCCTGGCCTCTTCTGCCTGGAAGAGATCCTGGGCCTTCTCCCAGATCAACGGCCTTATGCGCGGCCAGAACTTTCCCTTCGACTGCACTTCATCACCACTTAGGCGTTATCTTAATCATGTTCTCGGCGATTTGCACTGCATTTCCGTCTGCAAGGATCTTGCGTGCCTCCAAGTCTGAGATGATATCAACTAGTTTTCCGTTCCACCAGACTTGAACGGCCTTCGCCATCTTCTGCGCTCCTTTGCATTTATCATAGCGGTCGCACTGGCTGCTGCAGTTATAGCACACTGGCTCAAAATCTTTTTTCTTAACTAAAGCCAAATCTGGCCTCTTTTCTATTTTTACGTCTTGCATTTGCCTAAACCTCTAAAAGAACTGTTGGCACTGGCAGATTTAAACGTTTGTCAATGAAATGAAGCGTATCAACAGAGCCGCTGGCCACCGGTTTTTCAAGAGGTTTAGGCTTGAAAAAGGTTGGTTCGGCAGCCAGCAGCCCTGATAACGACTCTCTTTCTCAACCTTAAAGATTTCCCTCCCAGGGATTGGGCGCTCTTGAAACGGGCGCTCTTCAACCAGAGTTTTCAGCACTGCAAAAACCCCATTGAAGAGCACTAATTTTCAATCCTCTTCAAACTAGCCCTCTTCAACCAGGGATTACGCCCTCCCAGACCCGCCCTATTTTCGAAGTGCCTCTCTTATTTTAGTCTCTAAAGCGTCCAGCCTTTGCTTATACCACTCATTCTCTCGTTGTAGCTGCATGTTTTGTTCAGTGAGTGATGTGATTTGACTGTTCAGTTCAAGGATGTCTTTTTCAGGACGACCCATAGTTTTAACATAAGGAAGAAATAGAACTTCATCAAAAAACAGCTTCAATTGGCATAACCTATCTGAGGGCGTGGAGCCACACTCAATGACAATACTATGCTGTTCATTCAATCCAATAACGTCGGCGATGATGCCTCGCTTAACCGTCATCTTGAGAGGACGTTCACCGTAACATTCTTTCTCGAAGATTTGGCCCGCGTAGAGTACTGGAAATTCTACGAAGATCTCTTTGTCCGTAAAACCTTTGCTTCTCAATATTTCTTTTCCTATGGCTTTCAAAGTTTCATGTTCAACAGATTCTGAGATTATTCCACTCTCCTAATTCTCGCTTCGACAGCACTCAATTATCATTAATGCATTCATCGATATAGAAGTTATTAACAAACACTAGCCCCCATATTACCGCTTTACCGTTAAGTATAGGGAAGTGTTATATTTGTTAATAAGCTTTGTCGGTTTGATTGAGGGTGTGGGTCTGTGGTTGGGCGGGGTTGTGTGTATGTTTATGGGGTGACGAGGGATAATGTTGCTGTTTTTGTTGAGGGCAGTAGTGTGGTTAGGGAGTTTTTGGATAAGTATGCTGGTCGCAGTTCCTTTTCGGATTATGCTAGAACTTTGGCGATGTTCTTTCGTTGGCTGAAAATTGTGAAGAATGTTGAGTTGAGTCCTGAAGAGTTTTTGAATGAACATGTGAAGCGAAGAAATGTTGTTACTGTTCGGGAGCGGAGTTGGGCTTCGCGGTTGATTCTGGGCTTTTGTCGTGATAACCCTGATTTTAGCGGGTGTTCTGACACTTATCGGCACAGTTTGTTCAATGTTTTGAAACAGTTTTTTGCTTATCACGCTGCTGACTTGTCCAATGGACACGTGTGGAATGGTAGGTGTTTGAGGAAGTTTTCGATTGAGCAGCTGAGTGTTTCAGAAGCAAAGAGGGCTTTGGGTTTACTGGGCGAGAGGGAAAAGACAATTTGTTTCGTTATGCTGCAGAGTGGCATGAGCATTGGTGATGTTCTCAACAAATTCAATTATCAACTGGCCTATGTTCAGAAAGAGCTTGACAGTGGCGCTAACAGGCTGCGCGTAGATTTTGATGAACGTAAGAGGAACAATTTCCAATATTTCACCTTCATCGGAGCTGACGGTTGCCAAGAACTTCGTGTGTGGCTTAAGACTCGGATGGAATGGTTGAACGAAGCGAAGAAATCAAGCGATGCCATTTTCATCACTCGCAAGGGTTCAGTGTTAACTAGGCAGAAGTTTGAATGTATCTTTTACCAAAAAACCTGCAGATTGGGCCTCCATAAACGCGCGTTTCTTTTTCGCAGTCACATGTTCAGACGCATGTTCAAAACTGAAAGTAGCCCGCCGGAAAGAGGCATAAACAGTGACTATGTCGAGTTTATGATGGGCCACAGAGGCGGAATTCACAGTGTTGGTGGACCCTATGATCGGACTCCTGAGCTTTACGCAAACGTAGTTGAGAAGGAATACGCTAAGCTCGAACCGTACGTGAATGTTTACAGTGGCAAGGCCGCTGAGAATGAGCGTTTGGGCATAAGCGAGGAAGACTTTGCAACTTTCAAGTTAATGCTCCAGGACTTCAAAGAAGGAAGATTACGGAGACAATAGCTACTTTAACTTGTCTCTCTCTAAAGAGCACGTATGTTAGTTAGCCGCTACTCTCTTAAGCGTGATTTCTGGACGCACTAGTGGAGTTTCAATGAGGGTTTAACATGAGCGGTGGGTATCAGCAAGGTTGGGATGATTGTCTCGATGTCGTACTGAGTATTCTAGATAGTACTAAAGACGTGAAAGAAGTGAGAACGAAGGTTGAGGCTGTACAGGTTCTCGTTAAGGCGAAAAAGTTTGAGCAGATCAGGGTTGAGCTTGGCGTTTTAGGCGAACTTTTTTAGCTTCTAGGATATCGTCGATCTCTTTGAGCGCCTCTGCTGCAAGCCCTCCTTCACGCGTAAGCTGTATGAAACGCGTAAACGGTCGTACTCTTTCTTCCTCAATCAGCTCAAGATCTGCGAGAGTATTAAGGGCCCTGTAGAGTGTTCCGCTGCTCGCGTCTATTTTAATGTCTGTAACCTTCGTTTTCCCGTGTTTCCTGAGGAATAGTAGGATCTGGAGATTTGCCTTGTTCTCAAGGTTCTTTATTGACATTCCAGAAGCTACCTTCTAGATTGTGAAATGTAGAAAGTTTTATAAATAGTTTGTGAGCTTATCTTCTATTTCGAATTGTGAAAGGTGAAATATGCGTGCATGAAGAAATAATCGATGTTGTGAAAGCCATAGACCAAGGTACACCTGGCAAGAAGATGAGTCTTTACGTTTTGATTACTAGCTCTCTGAGAAAGAGACTCAAAATTTCGCGAGGCACCGAATTCGTCGTACTTCTGATGGAAAACGGTGACATAGCATACCGTCGCAAGGAGGCATAGGCTTGCCGAAAGACGGCTTTTCAAACATAATAGTCCATAACATCGCGACCGGCGTACTGAAGGAATTCGATGATCAAGTCAAAACGAAGTTTCCAGGAGGACGCAACGAAGCAATTCGCCACTTGATGCTAGTTTTCATTCGCGAGAACCGCGAGAAAAAGGAGGAATCCCATGGAGAAACTCAGTGACTTACTCCACGAACTTGCTGTCGAATATCGAAAACTGCTTAAGAAGGCGCCTGCTGGGGAGGTCTGAGTTTGGAGCGCGATTTTAAGGTCTCTTCGAAGGGCCTGAAAGGCAAACATCATGAGCAACCGTTCGTGACCATGACGAATGATGACGGCGAAAAGCTCGAGTTGCGCCTCGAGGCGAAGCAGCTCCTCGAAAAGTATGAGATCGAACAGGAATTCACAGTAAAGATCGTTGAGGGGGCCCAGAAGAAACTTGCCCAACGATGAAACTAACCGGCAGAAGATAGCGGCGCTTAAGGCAAGCGTTGGAGATATAGCAGTCTCCATCAGAGACTTGTGCGATATACTTCTGGATCACGAAAGGCGATTAGAAGAGATTGAGAAGGCTCCTTGCGACTTAACCCGCGAAATGAAAATAGTGGAAACTAAGATCCAGACAATTCTCGACGAGCGGACGAGAAAGCAGGCCTACGACATATTCTCTCAACTATGCGCGCTCCTCAACGTCGACCTCTCATCAGGACCCTAGGAGACTCGCATTCTCTTGGCAAAGCTTGACCTGCCGTCCGATTTTGCGAAGAAAATCGCTGACACGTTGAACTGGAAACTCAGTGTAGTCGACGAAATGCTTGACTTCACCGAGGACAAGGATGGCTACTTCTGGGCGACATTGAAGCCTAAGAAGAATTTCGATAAGCCTGACTTCATCGCTGTCTGCAGACTCACACGCGATCTAGGCGGAGAAGACTATCTGAAGGGCGCGAAGGCTTGGAAGGTCCCCGGCGCCTATGTGAAAAAGGGCCCTACGGCGTCAGAGGAAAAACCATCAGGGCACGGAATCGATTCCCAACCCGCTTATAAAGAGCCTCGGAATGCAATCCCAATTACGATATCAATTCCGCTTATCGCAATCTCGATTCCCGCTTTTCTGCCTACCCGAGAGCTTGTTGCCCACGAGAAGCTTGCGCTGATCAGGGACAGCATCAAAAAGCATGGTTTGAAATGCCCCATCAAAGTCAGGCCGGGACCAGGACCTGGGACATATGAGCTAGTCGATGGCTATCTACGGCTGACAAGCGCGCAGCAGCTAAGCTGGAAGGAGATCCCTGCAGAGATAGCTGAGAGATCTGACGAGCAGGTCATAGTCGAATCTGTGATCACGAACAAGGACCGCATTGAAGAGGACCCTATCACGTTAGCGAAGAAGATGGATATCCTCGTAAACGCTTTCGGATGGACCCAGCAAAAAATCGCGGATGAGCTAGGCATGTCTCAACCCTGGGTCGCGGATACGATTAGATTCCTGAGACTGCCGAAGGAAGTTCAACATTATCTAGCGCTAGATAATGTTAGCCGCTATCATGCCTTACAGCTTCTGACACTCGAAAATCCTGAGCTCCAGACTCGCCTGGCTAAGGAGATTGTTCAGCAGGGCCTTTCCACGAGGGACTTAGAGAAGCGGATCTCTGAGGTGCAGCCGAAGCCGGCGCCAAGTATTCTGGAGAAACATGAAGAGCACGAAGAAGCAGGGCCTCCTGGAGAATCGCGCAGTCCGGAGAAGCAGATCTCTTGCGCTCGTTGCGGCGAGCCCATAGAGGGCACGCCCATTCATCTCGGCGAGGGCAAGTTTTACGATGCTGAATGTGCTGAACAAGTTGCCGCTGAGTCTCAACCAGGCGCTGTCAAAGAAGAGCATGTGGGCCCGTTTGAAGAGGAATTAAGGGGGGCGCTTCGTCAGCCTGCTGTTGAACGAGAAGTTCCGTCGCGCGCGAAGCCCGTTGGAGTGCAGATCGGAGAGTTCCAGTGCACCGAATGCCATCAACGCTTTCTCATCGATCATATGCCAAACGGCGAGCACAAACTCAGGCCTATCAAGGAGGCGGGCCTTTGAGTTTCCGTTTCCTCTATCAGCGGGTTCCAGTGAAGGAACGGATCTGCAGTTACTACCTATGCCAAAAACCAATTCTGCGAAACATCGCCCAAACTCCTGATGGCCGCTTATGGCATTATGGCTGCTTAAACACTGCCAAAGACGAGCAGCACAAGTGCCTCGAATGTTTCGGGACTTTTGACGGAACAGAAGCAATTCTAAGCGAGCATGAGCAGGACCGAGGAGACACATTCAGCATGGAAATGAAGCTTTCATGTCCCTACTGCGGCGCTGAAGTGTCGAAGCATAAGCAGTTTTTGGAGGAGGAAAATCTTGCAGAATCCTAAGAAGTATCCTGCTTTTTTGCGGTTGAATTGTGACTGCGGAAAGGCAACGTACATTCACGCCGGTGACAAGGTAGAGTGCAGCAGGTGCCACAAGGCCGTCCGTTTTCTATGGGGAAATAGTGGGCACACATTCATGGGAATGAAGGAAGAAAAGAGGTTGCTTGAAAATGGGCAGACTTGAAGAATTGAAGCAGAAGTATCCCGTCAAAGACGTTGCTCCCTACGGATCCTGCATAGTCGTTCCTGGAAGCGAGTTCAATCCCGATTGGGAGGCTGATCTTGAAGATCAGGGTATCAGCATAGTCGAGACTGACTTCGGAGATCCAAACATGCCGGTTACGCTTGTGCAGGTCAAGAAGCAAGTAGGTGTCATGACACCTAGCGGTGAGCTATGGTCTTCTGACGAAGAGAAAAGGCTTCTCAAGCGCATGAACGAGATTTCTGGAAGTTTGGCAGAGAAAATTTCGATGGTTACTCTTGAGTTCCCTGGCAGGACGCCGATAGCGGTCAAGAAGAAATATGAGAAACTGAGGCATGCAGTGAAGGCCGTAACTCCCAGCCAGGCACAAAGGACGTCTTCGAAGACTCGTGTCATGTTTGACCCTGAAAGCCGCTGGACGGACTCGGAGAAAGACTTGCTGGCAAAACTGTGGAATCAGAAGCTGAAAGTTCTAGAGATAATGCCCAAATTTCCAAACAGATCTGAGGCTTCAATTAGAATGGAGTTGGCGAGGCTCATAAAAGATGGCGTAATACGGGGAAGATGGAAAAAGGGCGGGAAACGCGATTGGAAAAGGCTAGAGCGGCCGCCGCAAAAGACCGAAAAGCCAACTGAAAAGAAGAAAGAAGAAGTGCGACTTAAAGTCGCATCAGATACACCGTCGTCTATACCAGAGCATACACCGACGTCTGCACAGAAAGATACACCAGTGCGTAACGCACCAGAGCAGCCGACAGAACGGTCAGTCTGCTTCGAAGCGTATTGTCGGAAGTGCGGCGACAGAAGAAGCGTGCAAGACGATGAAGTGTGGATCTGCTGTCCAGTATGCGGCGGACCTCTGATCATCTGGAACGTTGTTGTTCAGGAGGAGGCAGCGGAATGACTACGAGCCTTATTGATGTAAATAAGATCGAGAAGAATGATTGGAACCCAAATGTGATGGCCGACACTGAGTACCAGGCTTTGAAGCAGGATATGCACGTTCACGGCGTCAACGGTGTGGATCCTATTCTTGTGAGTCCGAAAGGCGTGTTTCAACTTGAAGGCGAGATTGCTGGAGAAGCTTGGACTCAGGCGTTTAAGGTGAAAGGTTACGTCATCATCGATGGTGAGCACAGATGGAAGGCTGCTAAAGAGCTCGGTTGGAAACAGGTCTGCTGCACATCTGAGGGCATCAAAGAAGAGGACGCTAAGGCCCTCTGCTACCGCCGCAACCGGGAGCGCGGCACGATCGACCCGTTCAAAGAAGCATTGCTCTTCAAGACGGAGCTGCCGAAGCTTACGCAGGCGAAGATCGCTGGCAAGTACGGCGTGGATCAGTCGACTGTTTCTCACAGGCTTAGTCTTCTGAAGTTGGATGAGAGTATTCTTGAAAAAGTCGGGGACTTGCCACGTGGCATAATTACGCCCAGTCATCTCGAACCCATAGCAACCTTAGACGTGAAAGATCAGAAGACAGCATTCAAAGAAGCTATTATCACGCCGATGAAATCTTGGGATCGGCAGCCGTCAGTTAGAGATATTGGAGCTTACGTCGCACGAATAAAAGAGGAACGGGCTATCGAGGCGGCGATTGCGAAGGCCCTGGAAACGGCCAAGTTTCCCAAATGTCCCAACTGCTGCAAGGGCGCTCCGAAAAGGATTCATCATAAGGGTCTGCCTTGGGTAACTTGTGGCAACTGCTACCACGATTGGAATCTGGAGACGGGAAAGGGCCTCTACGAACCCATAATAGACAGACAAAACAGGTTAGACGGCAAATCAGAGCCCATAAAGCCGAAAACGATCCGTTGCGCTCACACTGTAAAAGAGTTGCACAGCATCTTTGTCGATCGAATAAAAGAGCTAATCCCGAAGATCACTGTCAGCCAGATCAAGGTTCATGGCAAACTGGAAGGCGCAGAGTTCGGCTTCGAAATCACTTCTTACGGGCAGTCCATGTCGATCTCTTGGCATCAGGGTGGTAGCACTTGGATGGGCTTCAGAGCCGAAGTGCATGATTATAAGAGCGGGGAAAAGTCTGCCGTTGATGCTGGATCTCCAGGTAACGTTGAAGATGTGAAGCAGCTGATCGAGAACGCTTTCCAAGGCAAACTCGGAATCGAACAAAAAACCAAGAGAAAGAAAACGCCAGAGGAAATCATACACGAACTACATTCTGAGTCTTCCGAGCACTTAGAAGCAGATAAAATGCAGGTCACGGAGGATCCGAAAGAGTCCTTGGCTGCTGAGGAGGATGTTTCTTCTTGAAGTTGCGTCTGGCCTCTGATTTCGCCGTCGACACTGACGATTACAAGCGTGAGGGCTTACGCTTTAGTATATTAGCAATGAGTGGCCACGGCAAAAGCAACGCTGCAGCAGACCTAGTCGAAGACGTCCTGGAGCAGCACGGACAAGTAATCATTATCGAGCCCATCCCTGAATGGCACACGTTGAAAGCCAGATTCAACACTGTAGTAGTTATCGGGGGCCCATATCAGGATCTCCCGCTCGAGACCGCTTTCGCCCACGAGTACGTGAAAGCTGCCTTGGAAAAGGGGATATCCCTCGTCGTGAACGTCAGCGACATCGAAGACGACGTCGACCAGCTCCACTTCATCAGCAGCTTCTTATGGAACCTTTATCGCCTCGAGCAGAAGTACCGCCGAGTCCTCTTCCTGGTACTTGAGGAAGCGGATATTTGCGCTCCTCAGAGTTGGGACCAGGCAAGCAAGCCCAGCCTCTCCCGAGTGAGCCTCATCGCGAAGCAAGGCCGCAAAATCGGAATCTTCCCCATCCTCATCAGCCAGCGCCCGGCGGATCTGCACAAGAGCCCTCTGAGCCAGTGCAACATTAACCTCTTCGGCAAGTTCACGAGCCCCGCAGACTTGGACCCGAAGACGGGCCTCATGTTCCTCGTCAAAAAACAACACCTGCAGATCACGGAAGATCAGATTATGAAGTTGCCAACGGGCTCGTTCATCGTCTCACACAAGGGCGGAGTCGACACTGTTGCGGTCCGGAAGCGTTTGTGTCCTCATGGCGCCGACACGCCGCTCATCGACGCTAAGCCTTTCACTGCGGATCTCAGCCAGGCCCTCGGAAACTTACGCGAAGAAATCAGCAAGGCCGTTGAAGCGAAGAAAGGCGAGGAGTCGGTCATCAAGCGCCAGGAGAAAGAGATCGGACAGCTACATGAGCAAGTCAAGCAGCTCCTGGAGAAAGTGAACATTAAGCTTTCAGTCAAGGAAATGCTTGGGTCCGAACAAACTATGCCCAGCATAAATGCTGACAATCCAGTTGACAAAGATGCTCAGCAGAAACTTGAGAATCGCGTTAGACTCCTCGAGGGCATAAAGAAGTCCTTAGAAAAGCAGGTGAATGATCAAGCTGAGGAGCTGAAGCTCTACGACGAGTTTCAGAGTGTTCTCCGGAGGATATTTCCGAAGGGCATTCAGCCCAATCCGTTTCTTGGCGAGAGTTCGAATCCCGGCGCTGTAGGCCTGCAGAAAGTCATAACTGTAGTCGATGTACCTTCTGCCGAGAAGCTTGTCAGCATCAACACTGAGAGCATGCGCGGCAAGATCCTTGCAGTTGCCAGGAAGGGCAAGCTGGAAACGTGGCGCCGGCTGGATGATATTGTGAAGGCCGTTGAAGAGGAGTGCTGGAGTGCTACTCCGCAGGAAGTAAACAATGCCCTCAACGATTTGGAAAAGCAGGATCTGATTGCTAAGAAGCACACGGACCGCAACTACTACTGCCTCGCCCAGGGCGTCAAATTCAAGGAGGCTAAATCTTGAGGACTGAAGAGGACCCAGAACGTGATCCAGAAATTGATCCAGAAGAATATCCTGAGGAGGTTGAATCTTGACGCCTCTTCATTTCTTGCCTGCCGGCTATTTCGAGCGCAAGACTCTCCTAAATCGTAGCAAGGTTGAATGGACTGACTACAACTGTAATTATTACGTTGGCTGCCGACACAACTGCAAGTACTGCTATGCGCGGAAGCTTCAAAGGCTCGATGAGTCCGAGTGGATCCGCGTTCACGTTTGTAAGAATGCCCTCGAGCTTGCCGTGCGGGAGATCCGCGCTATTCCCAAGGGTTCAAGAATAATGGTCAGCAGCGTGACCGATCCATATCAGCCGATCGAGCAGGACGAGCAAGTTACCAGGATGCTTATTCCCGTCTTAGCAGCCAGGCCTGATATCACTGTTATTTTGATCACAAAATCTGACCTTACCAAGCGAGACTTCGGCCTGATCAGCGAGTTTCCAAACGTGCATTTATGCATGACAATAACAAGCCTCAAGGACCTGCCAGATCTAGAACCTGACTCTCCAGGCAACACGAGACGGATTGAATGTCTCCGCGAAGCAAACGCCAAAGGCATCTACACGATCGCTAGTATTGAGCCTTGGATCCCCAAAATTACGAATCCCTGGCAGCTTCTTCAGTCGATCTGGCCTTTCGTGAAGGAAGTTTTCATTGGGAGCTACAACTGGCATTATCGGCAAGGCTCAGAACCAGAAAAAGATGCTATCACTGAGTACCAGGCAATCCTACCGCACGTAACGAAGTTTCTCAATGATCACATGAAAAAGTACACGATAAAGAAAGAATTGAGGCAACTCGTAAGCCCACAAATACTGAAGGCTCAATGATGAAAGCTTTGTTGAATGATGAGGGAATGAAGGTTTGGGGGTACGTCTTCCCGAGCGGAGGAGTACCTATCAAGGGAATTTCATCTTTTAAGGCAGAAATTGAAGGAAAAGGAGAGATGGATGTCTACTTAGTAGATTGGGCTGCTTTGTCGGAAGATGAACGATACTTAATTTTGAGTCATCTAGCGGAAAAGAATCATTTGGCCAATTCTCGCCCTATTGAAGAGCAGATATTGAAGTCAGGGCTGCCTTTGAGAGCTTCTCTTGTTTCTTGCGTTTCAATTCCGGCGAGGTACTTCTAATGACTCTGATTTCCACTGGAGAAGAGAGTAGTAGTGTAGTAGTAGTGTATCTGTGTAAAGATGTAAAGATAAAGATAAAGAGGACACAACTATGATTGACCTTTTCCAACTCAAGGGAAGAAAAATAAGCGTCTTACTTGATGAACTCAAAGTGTCTGGAAGACGCGAAAGCTATGTTGGAAGGGTCATAGACGTCGACGACAAGTTCCTCATGCTAAACTGTCAACTTGACGTTGAATTCCACATAGACCAACTGATCGTTCGCAGAGACATGATTCTGAGCATCTGGGTATTCAAGGAGTAACGGCTTTGCAGAAAAGAAGAGACATCAGAAACTTTTACGTTGATGAAACCTTTGAGCCTGTTTGGGATGAGTTTCGATTAATCTGCCTGAGAGAAGGCGAAAGCGCAAGTCAAAAGATCAGAGAGTTCATAGAACGTTATGTGATGGT